ATACATGATTATAGTAAGCCTTCAGACTGGTATTCGGGACTAAATGACCTAGCTTCAGCTCGAAAGCTGAACAAAAGAACTCTAGTTACGTTCTGTAAAGATAAATAGTATGAGTAAACTGAAAAAACTGATTGATGATTGGATTGATGAGCATCATCCTGACCAAGAGCTTCTACTTGCCGACGGCTTTGAAGAAGCTTTTATCGGGGTAGCCTATCAGTTCGACAAAGCATTAGCTTTGTTTGACAGGGAGAAATGCATAGAGATTCTTGAGAGAGATATGTCTCGGGAGGAAGCTGAAGAGTACTTCGAGTTCAATGTAGCTGGTGCGTATGTAGGACCATATACACCAGCTTTTCTAGACAAGTTTAAACCATGAAAGACTACGCTAATATACGTAATAAATATCCTAAGCTATTTGAGGGTACAAGCGAGCTCGAGCCTTTCAATCTGTTCGGCTTTGAGTGTAGTACAGGGTGGTATGATATTATAGATAAGCTGTGCTATATGTTTTATCGCAGGTACAAAAGCGCCTGCCTCGAGCTAGAGTATTTAAAAAGAAACCTAGAAGATTTCAAAGGCTATGTTGGAAAGCAGAGAGTGCGAGGTGTCACCGAGACAGAAGCCTCGCTTAGAGAGAAGCTTGAAGGTTTTATCGCCAAAGCTTCTGATGAGGTAGCAGAGGAGCTAAAGAACTTACCTAGCTTCACGCAAATAAAAGAAAAATTCGGAACTTTGAGAGTGTATATGGATAATACCTCCACTACCGATAATGAACTAATCACATATGCAGAACTTATGAGTGAGTGCGTATGTGAAGAGTGTGGCGGCCGAGGAATAACATACACTATGGGCTGGCACAAAACGCTATGTGTTCAGCATGCAGTGGCACGTTATGGTGAGAAAGCAGTAACCGAGTATAAAAATAATGAGTAAACTAACAAAAGAAAACATAACAGAAATTCAGCACGCTCGTGAAGTTATATCTACACTGCAGAGAATGCAGGACAAAATATACAACGAGCTACTTAAAGAAATAGGCTTTGACGCATACAAAAAAGAAGATAGTCACAGCCCTGAGGCCTGGCTGTTTGATATCGTATTTAATAATAATATTGATGACATGAACAAGTGTATTGAAACCCTCAAAGAAAAAGTAGAACAATACAGTTTAGCCTAATATGAAAAAGATTATTTTACTGTTATCACTGTCAGTGGTGATTGCGTCCATGTTCGAGCTGGCTGGAGCAAAAGATAAGGCAATGCAGACCAAAGAAACAGCTAAGGACCGTAGCAGCGTTACAACACCTACTCCTTGGTGTCCTATAGTAGGAACAGCTAAAGCAGCAGAACAGGGTTCTCCGATACTTAAAGATGAAAATGGTGTTGAAATATACCATCACTGCGAAAAATGCTCTATTGGCGTTTTAACACTGCACGACGACGGGAAAACTAAATGCACCTATTGCGGCAAAGAATAGTATGACCACAGAGCAAAACGGTGTAGCCGCTGCCCTGGCTCGTCACTATAAGGTTAAAAAGCAAATAGTGCAAGACGAGCTCAAAGCAGGCACAGAAGATGAAAAGTCTCCGATAACTACGTTAAACCTTAACAAGTTTAACGAGCACCACTATAGGACTCTGGTTATAGGTTCGACCAGGTCCACAGTCTCGATAGGTAAAACAATACTGTTTAAGACGTTTAGTAAAACTGATTTTTACAGCGAGGCTGTAAACTTACTTAAAAATTACTCAGCGGATGTAGTTGTTTTCTATTCTGGAGGACAGCTCATGTGTGTAAGCTTGGGTGACTTTTATGAAGGTTTGGGTGGTGTTTTTGTGCGTGCAGATATGGATCAAAAGACTGGCTATGTGATCGAGCCGTTCATGAATTACTTAGAGTACTTTCATCCTGTGTACGTAGATTTGTAAGCTTAAAATTGGTATAATATATTGAATAGCATTAAAGAGGTATTAGCCGCCATGATGAGTGTCATGGCGGCTTCTTCTTTAGGCTATAAGCTAGAATAAAAGATAATAAAGATATGAACGAAGTTATTGAACCCACTACAGCAGTAATTCTTCCTGACGAAGCCTCAGCAGCCGAAGTCATAATTCATAGCATCACGCAAACAGTCCTTAAAAGGGCTGAGCGCGCTCGGGAGGGTGTAGACATACACAACTTCCCCTCTTTGATTAAAAAGCCTGACTGCTTCGTGCAGCACAGGGAGGACGATAGACCCGTATCTTCCTCGAGGCAATTGATGGAGCTGGTGAGAGACAGTCCTGAGATTGTGTATGAGTCTGGCTATCATGCACCAGACCACGAGTCGGTATACCTGTTGAGGGTAATGCTTAGTGACAGCTATGTCTGCAGGGTTAGCAACATCATGCTCAGGGATGTGCCGCTTCGCTACTACAACCAAGCTTATGGAAAGTCTGGCAAAGATGGTGTGACCGTTAGGAGTTTCAAAAACAGACACAGAGGTGGGCCTCAAGTTTTGAAACTGTTGTGTATTGATTTAGCTCCGGTATGGAGCGATCAAGAGATCGATGAAATCCCTCAATCGGCTTATGCCAAGTACCACTGCGTATCTATGAAAATCCACCGCGAGTCGATGGATTTCATGGGCTGGTTTCCCGGGCTTGATACGAGAAGTCAGCCTTGTGCGAGCCTCTAGGATATGTTCGCGTCGTTGGGTGACAGAGATTCTTCAATGGATCCTGACAACTACAAACCAAAGTACAGAAAAAAGCTGACTTTCGGTCAGTTTAAACGCTAGCAACTTAAACCCTGAAGGTCCGAGCCCTTCAGGTTTAAAACAATGAAAGCTAAAATCTTGGTAAGTGTAACCGCAAGTATTGCGGGACTAGGCATCGTCGCAGTAGCAACCCGAAGCAATGCACTAGCTATGGGTTATATTGTACTAAGTGTTTCGTTATTAACCGCAGTAAGCATTGGAGGAGCCATTGAAATCCGAAGAACCCAAAAAAAGACAGCACACAGCATCGAAGAACTCAATTCTTTCGGTAGCAACTTATAATAGTCAGATAAGTAAGTGTAAAGTTTTGCTAGGTTTGGGAGCTGTAGTAGCTAACGAGTATCTGAGTAACAAAGAGTTTTATGATGACTTCATTAGATTTAATTGTGCGAACAGAACAAGCGTACCTGTACCTAGCGGCATAGTAACGTTTGGTAATCCTCCAGCTGAAGCTTTGAGGGTTATAGATCAGGTTTACTCTAGGTTGAGAGCATTAACCAAAGAGCAGATGTTCCGCACTCTAGGAATAGAGATGAGAAACTTCAACCGATGTAGCCCGGTTGAGTACAAATGGTACTTGGTTTACACAAGAAAGTATGGAAAAACTTGGAATAAAAATAACATAGTATCTCCCTACGAAATATTAGGTTAAAATTTAAACTGCAAGGTTTAAAAAGGAAACTCTCCTTAATAGGGGGTTTTTCCTTTTTTTTAGCTATCAGGAAGAGTATAATTAAGTACATGGATGATCGCTACAAACCGCAAGGATTCAAAATACCAGAAAGTTTCTTAAATCAGCTGGGAGAATACACGCAAGGTTATATGCTTCTCGTATGTAACGAGGCTGGTGACTTGTATATTCACGAAGCCTACGACAACGCGGTGATAAAACTTGGACTAATTAATTTTGCAGATATGCACATATCTGCAGCACTCACCCATATGCATAATATGGCTCTTAAAGAGGAAGAATATGTCGAAAATATCCAAGACGCTCTGGAAAATCTGGAAGAAGGAAAAGACGACGATGAGGATGATGAAAACGACAGAGGCTTCTAATCAAATTTAAGCACTAGCGCAGCTTCTCTGTCTCTTCTTGCTGGAAGCCCACCAGAGCTCCATAAACGCTTCATAGATTTTATTTGTGCAGCTATACCATTATAATCTTTTTTAGGTACGAGATTACGTATCTCTAGCATTTCTTTTCTTGATGCCCCCTTTAAAGAAACGCCTCGATTAAACACAATAGATAATAATGCAGCCTGCGCTGCGGAAGAAAGCTCTGCCACCCCAGGAAAAACAGCTCTCGTCAATTTTGTAAACTTAGGGAGTGTAAACTTTTTAAACATAGTTACAGCTTCTTCCCAAGGAAAAAGAATATGCTTAAGCTTAGGTACGTATTCTTCAGCTGCGCTCTTCTTTAGCCCTCTACCTGCTTGTATTAGTTCAAGCTCTTTAGAGTTTGTGAGTGGTTTAAAGATATCGTTTACTTCTGTCTCTGTGTAATATCCGATATCGACACCAACAAGAGCAGTAGGACCGCTACTGCTCCCAGGCCATATAAATGAGTTTCTGTACACTTTTTCATAGTAGCCTTTTCCACCTGTTTCTTCCTGTATTATAAATGCTTCTCCAGCTTCGTTGATGTTCATTCTTCAACCTCCAAAGTATAGTCATCTTCCTTTTCAATAGCGACAGTTTCGGTAATATCAATTTTTTGATAGCTGTTTATATTTTCGGTAGAAGTTACGTTTTCGGTGCTGCTCGAGCTGTTGTATTTTAGATCTATTGCAGCCTGCCCTCCAAGATAAACCACCATGATTACAGCGAAAACTTCAATAGTCTTTGTGAATATTAGTGTGTAAGAAGGAAGTATGACAGGGTACTTTACCATGCTATAAAGCAAGCCTACACTAAACACAAAAAACACAGCAAGAATAATGAACCCTGAAAAAGCCAAGAAAAACTTTTTAGAAGCTAAATGATTCTTTTCAGAAAGTTTTTCCTTTAAGCTGTCTGGCGTATTAGGGGGAGCAACACCCTGCTGTAAAAAGGCGGCTGCTGTTTTGGCTATTGTTTGAATCTGCTTTAGCATGTTAAAAATATAGATATATAGCTAAATAACCTAGAGCAAACCCAGCCACAGGAGCTATAAAACCTAGCAACCTCAGCTGAGGTAGCGCAGCTGCTCCAAGCGGGCCAAGAAAACCGGCATTAAGCTTGAATACAAGTATAGCTAGCATTGACCCAAATAAACAACCTAGAATATTTTTAATTCTAGCATAGTTACTTGATACTTTCGCCCTGAGAGCTTTTTCTTGATCTAGCTGTGCGCGTACAATACCAGTCTCAGAGACAGCTTCAATTGCTTGGGTATAATATCTTTCTTTTTCTTCCTGCTGCAGCAGCCCCCAAGCTTCCATCTCGTTAAGAGAGGTCTTAATTTGCTGATTATTGAGTATCAACCCATCCAGCTGAGTTTTAGCCTCAGATAAATCTTTTTTAAGCTCAAACAATTCTTCAATAATTTGCTGTCTGATTCCTGACAGATCTACTTTTGGCTGAGCTGCAGGAGATAAGCTAACACAAGCTAAAAAAAGAATGACTTGTACGATCTGAAGCATAATTAGTTATCGGGTTTCTAAATCGTCTACAAGCCTCTGGATCTTATCTACTCTATAGTCAGCTGAGTTTATAAGCCTGCTCATATTGTTGAGTCCTTGAATAGCCTGCTCCGCAGACTTAGACTTTTCAGGCTTAGTTGCCCTTGAAGGTGCTTTAAGCTCTAGTTTGCTACGACTAGCACAACTAGAGAGCATCAAAATAATTATGAACTTCAAGAGTTTCATGTAACTACTAGCGAGACTTTGTCCCACCGTCTTTTTGCTGCTCTACACGAGACATAAGCTTTGCGATATCTTCACGAAGAGAATCTTGTTTAGCTTTTTGAACATTCAAACTCCAAAGACTTCCTGCTAATTGGAAGAAAATAGCGCAAAGTGATGTGACGAGCAGACGCACAAACCAGGTTTTCATTTCCATATAGCTTTTAGCTGTTTGACGTAAAAATTCAAAGTCTTTAGCCATGTCTGTGACATCTCTGACAAGATTAGTTAAATTACCTCTCAACCCGTTGTTACCGTCGAAGCCTATAGTGATATTCCTGTTATCTCTAGCCATGTCTCTTATCTCAGACATGGTAAAAGTCAGCGACTTGAACTGCTCCTGGGTCGTAGCTATATGTGCGTCTACTCGTACACGCATATTAGTGATCTCCGCCTCGGCTAGTCTTCTGCTTGATTCTAAAGAATTAACTGAAGCTGTGAGATCCCGGAGTAAGTTTTCGTCTAGCATAATTAGAGTTTTGATGGCATAAGCTTACCATAATTATACTATAATTTACGGGTTGTGTCGCTTGATAATTTCTATTTTTTCGTCTGGGTCGGGAGTATCTTCGTCAGAAATATAATAGTTTAACTCTCTCGACTCATAGGGTCCTTTGTCAGGTTCTTCCTCTTCTACAACAGGATCTTCGTTAAACACCTTTTCTTTCTTCGCTTTACCAAAAACAGAGCGAACAGAGTCGTTGTACACCTTGTCTACGATCTTTAGTTCACTTGTCCCGTTTTCTCCCATGTATATGCCTTTTCTGGGCATAGCCAAGGCATGCTCTACACATGTCCAGCGGTTCTCAGGTATCCCAAGCATCTTTAAAGCTTCTACACGCTCTTTGGGAATTATTTTTCCGCTAACGACACATTTGTATTGTTTTTTAGCCATAATTAACCTCCTTGAGCTGCTTGCTGTTTAGCTCCTTGTAGTCCTTGGGAGCGCGACTTAGATGTCATTTGCTCAAGCTGAGCTTTTACTTGAGCATACATGTCCTGATCTTGCGCTTTGATCTGTTGCAGCTGTGCCCTACGCTGAGCACCATCAAGAGGGAATAGCTGTTGAGCCATCTGTTGGGCTTGTTCAAGAGCGTCTTGAGGTGTACCTCCGCCTGAAGCCATCTGACCAGGCTGACCAGGCTGACCAGGCTGGCCTGGTGCTCCTCCTTGAGCTTGCCCTTGCAATATCTGAAGAACATTTTGCTGCCCTGCCTGCGCGAGCTCTTGTTTCTCTTTCTCTTCTTGCTGGATTTCTTGAGTAATGCGATCTTCTTCCATTTTCTTTCTAATCTGGTCTTCGTAATCGAAATTGTAGAGCTTGAGAAGCTCGCTGCGGGCAATGGAATTGGCAGAAACAAGCTGGCTAATGACACCCTTACGCTCAATATCGTCAGAAAACGTAATTGGGATAATTGACACCTTGGCTTTAGGTAGACCTAGAATATTACCTACAACAGTACCTAGATGGTTTAATAGTGTGTTGTAGTTTGAGGGTATAACACTCCAAGCATTTTCGAACATACGCAGCATTGGCGCTGCCGCCTGCTGCTGAAATGTCATTTCAAACATCTCTACAGGAATATCGAGGGCATTTAATATGTTTTTCTTTGCCTGATCCATCATTTCGACAGGGGCAAGCTTGGTGCCTTCTCCTCCTAGCTGCTGGTAGCTCAAGGGGAATGCAAATTTATGGTAGGAGCCTGGGTCTCGCCTATGTTCCTCAATCATTTCATCGACAGCATTAGTCCAAACCGCACCATTTTGGTTAAGTAGAGGATTTGCTGCGGGGTTTGAGCCTTCACCCATAGAAATTACCCTAAAAGGAGCGATATCTTCAAAGCATATAACTTCGTTATATCTCTTCAAAGTTTGAAGCATGAAGAAATCTTCAAAAATAAACATACTTGGAGGAATTGCCTTGCCGTCCGTTCTGATAGTGTTAGGTGTATCAAGCTTTAGATGAATAAAGTTCTTAGGATTGAATGCAAGCATTGTTTTGTTATGGATGCACTCATAGATTATTTGGGGCGTCTTTTTGCTGTAGAATTTATTGTTCTTGGTTGTTACCTTTTTAGCGTACTGTTGAGGAATATCCCAGAAATATTCTGACTCGCCTGTAGTTTCTTCGTAGCGGATTTTAATTTCTTTAGCAGGCCAATGAACTACGTGAATTTTATCGATGTCTGTTGCGGGCTTATCGACACACTTGTGCTCTCCTTTATAGGAACACTTCAAGCAGCCCATAGAATACTTATTCTTATGAAATTCGTAATTGAATATTTTGCTGATATTTGTTGTCTTGTTGCAGCTAGGGCAAGTTAGGTATCTATTAAAGCCTTGGTTGACTGTGATGAACTCATTACCGAAGGCCAGCATATTCAACCCTGCCTTAGAGCATATCTTTTTCCACTGCAGCTGCTCAAACACACGGGTATATTCTTGCTTGGCCTCCTCATCATCACACTCGATAGATAGAGAGGTGATGAAATAGTTCGCAATTCTGTTAAGCGCCTGCTTATAAAAGCCATTTCTGAATAAGAGATGCTCTGCCCACAAGAGCATACCCTCAATGTTCATCGGCAAGTACTGCAGCGGTATGTTATAGAAAGGATTAGAGTACCTGTCTCTACCATTATCTCCTACCTTGAAGTAGGATTGAGGATCATCGGGTGTAGTCATGCTATTCTTTCTCTGTGTTCTCTGGCTTACTGATTTTTTCTGGGCAAGCTAACTTACTCTTGTTTGCTTCGTCGGCTACCAGGTAACCCTCAGCATCATAGTATTCAGCTTTCTTTGTGCTGTCGTAGTCGCTTTGGCTATTGCGCGTAAGCATTCCATGTTTTTCCATAATTTATTCTTGCTCTTCATCAGGGACTTTGAACAAAATCATAAGCTTTTTACTGTCTTGTGGCCAGTTAAAAGTAACTCCTGGATAGTAAACAGTTTCTGCTCCATACTCTGTATGTAATACGAGGTGCTCGCCAACCTTCGGCTCAAAAACAACAGAGTCCTCGTCAGAAAAAACGAGCATATACGCCTGGTCATGACTGAGTACATGCTCTACCTTCGCTTTAATCTTACCAAAATCATTTTCAAATTGAACTGTCTTTAAACGCACCGGTGCAGCAGATTCAGGCTCTGCATGGAAACTTGACCAATTTTGCTGAAACTCGGTTGTTCTAGGTAAGCTCTTCGGTTTTTTTGTTTTCTTTACTCCTACTGTAGGAATTTTTTTACCTCCACTCATTGTTGCGGAGCGTACGATAGCGTTATATTGCCCTTCGAGGGCTTCAGTAGATCCAAAAATAGATACACCGGACTCGGAGATCTTCTGGCCTGAGGGTGAATAAACAGACCTACTTGGATCTGAGCTACCGATTACGAGATCACCCGTTCTGTATATACTGCTGTCTTCTTGGTTTGACATAAAGTTATTGTTGTTGTCCTGGTCTAGGCTTGTTGTATACTATATCTACCAATAGGCAATCATTTTATTATAAGCAAATGGCAAAAAGCATACAGCTAGTCAAGCAAAGTACCGTCGCGCTACCAGATATTTCGTCTTACAAGCTTGTTGTACGTACGGCAAACGCTGAAGGTATATCTGACAAGATATTTGTGAAGCAACGTGTACGTAATTTTGCAAAAAACACCATAGATGAAACTTTTGTGGCTGTGTGTACGCCTGCACAACTAGAAGACTTTGAAGAGGATCTCCCTGGGGAAGGTTCTTCTTATTTCAGGACTAATACTATCGAGCTGATAGGTAGAACACCTGAGTGGTTATCTACGGTGTTTGATAGCTTGATATATGAAGTAAAAAAACTTGTAGTAGACTTGACCGACCTTGAGGTTCTTGGCGCTGCAGCTACATACAATATCACTGCTCTTGATGCTGTATTAGAGCTTTCTGAAGCCCCAACGATAGGCAGCATAGTTAGAAGCTATGAGGACGAAAGCGTAACGGTCAACTTTACAAATGCAGTCACACCTCAAGGCAGCACACCACTAAACTATCAGTATAGCCTTGATGGAGGGGTAACCTGGAAAGATAGAATGCCAGGAAGTTTAAATTCTCCCATAACGATAAGAGGGCTCAGCAACAACACCACATACAACTTGAAACTGAGAGCATATTTTGGAGGGAGCTTATATGGGCCTGAGTCGTCTGATTTCGTAATAAACACAGTAAATCCTGCTGCGGCCGTAATAGACAGCATTACACGCGGTTCTACGCAGTTTAGTGTAGCCTTCATATCTACCAATAAGAATATTGTTAATTATGAGTACAGCCTCAACGCTGGAGCTACATGGACCGCTAGAGCTCCTGCAAGCGCAGTTTCGCCTCTTGTTATCACTGGGTTGACTAGTAATACAACCTACAATATAAAAATACGAGGAATTGACGCTCAAGGTTACGGAGTAGCTTCGGATACCGAAATAGCGACAACACTAGCCTCTTAAAAAGACTAATACGCAATAAATTCTCTGGTAGTCATGTAAACTGTACAATTTTAAAAACAGCCAAAAATTGTACAGATATTGTACACTACCTAAGACAGACTAAAGCAATCAGTTATGCGAATTAAAAAGCAAAAAAAAGCAAAATCAAAAAAAATAAAAATGAGTGTCCCTGCTAGTGTACTCAATAAATGCCGAAAACTCAGAGCGGCAAAGAAAGGTGTTGCGAAGCATCTGTACGAGAATCTTTCCTATACGAGCTCTCAGGTGGCTAGTGTTTTTGAAGAGCTAAAAAAAGATTTTGTGACTCAAGCCGTTGTCGAGGATCAGGAGGCTGACGAGCTGTGGGAGAGCAGCCTTAAATTCACAGACAAGTACATCTATAATAAGCAGGATGATAAGTATATAATATATCTCAAGGCAGCTAACGGTAACATCGTCCTTCCAGGCGACACAGTAAGAGGCATCAAAGAAAACTATTCTAACTGGGTAGGTGAAGAGCATACAATCAATGAGGTGTGTAGAAACTACCAGATTCCTAGGAATTACCTTGTAGAAATTCTCAAAGTATTAGCTATCACTCACGACAGCGAGCCTGTCACAGACGAGCAGATTAAAGAGAGAGATGTTAAAGATATCGCAAAAGATATACTGCAGAAGAAAAAGTTTAACCTCTACCAAGAGTTTCAAAAACGAAGCTGGAAAGAAACTGAGGAAGACGCTTCTAAGTGGAGAAGGTTGCAAGAGGGTGTGCTAGACCCTTTCACTAATTTTATTAGCTCATGGGACCCTCCAGCTAAAGAAAAAGTAGTTTACAAAGGAAAAAAAGAAGGTAATAAACCTAGAAAGTCTTTTGTTGTTGGTTTGTCTGACGTACATTTTGGTGCAAAATCTAATCCTAAAGACTCGTACAGAAAAAAAGGCTACAGCACTCAAGACGCAGTAAACTATATTAAGAAATATGTTCAGGAGATTAAAGAAGCAGTCGAATCGAGGAATTACAGTTTTGATGAGTGTGTGCTTGCTGCCATGGGTGATATCCTACACACTACAGGAGCTGGATTCACCACCAAAGGAACTATGCTTGTTCACGATTGTATCAAGGAAGAGCAGTTCTCTAGCGCATTCAATAGCATTGTTCTGCTGATCGACTCTTTACTTGAGATCTTTCCTAAAGTTCGAGTCAATAGCGTCAAAGGAAACCACAACGACTTTGGAGACTGGGTGTTGTTTAAAACATTACAGGCCTATTATCGCTCAGAGCCTAGGATATCCGTAGAAGTGTTTCAGACAGACCACGGACTATTTAAAGTTAAGAGTACTCTATTTGTTATCTCTCATGGCTATAGCGCCGAATATAAAGGCAAGCTACCTAGCGGAAAAGAAAGAGAGCGCTATATTGCAAATCTCTTTCTCAGCAAGCCTGAAGAGCTGATTGGAGTTAATCAGAAAGTTTTAGTTACTGCAGATCAGCATCACCTAGAAATGAAAGAGTACGCAGAGTTCGAGCATTATATGCTGTCTACGTCAGTTAAAGGAGACAAGCACAGCGAAGCTTTCGGACTCAACAACATTTCTAGACAGAGTTGCTTTGTAGTAGACGGGTCGGGCATTAAAGAGATTGTCTATTGCTATTCGTAAGAATATGTCCTATATACTCAGCACCTCAGACTCGTCTAATCCTCCAGCAGACCTTTATACTAACGCTAGAAGAATTGTGTCACACGGTGTTGGGGATATGACCGTTAGAAATGATTATGTGCCGGAGCTGTATGCTCTAAATGCTTTAAAAGCTGAGATTGCGAGTCTAAAAAAAGAGGTAGAAACTATTAAGGAAGAGCTTAGCAAGACGTTAAAAGCTAGAGAGAAAGATCACAGAAAAATCGCTGTATAGTTACGATTTTTGGTTTGTTTTTGGTATAATATATTGATAGGGAAGCATTAGCCTCCAAATCACTCGATAAAAGAAAGAGCCTGTAGCTCAGTGGTTAGAGCAGGGAACTCATAATTCCTTGGTCGTTGGTTCAATTCCAACCAGGCCCACTTTCTTTTAGCTAACCCCAAAAAGAATGAACATCGAAGTAATGCAAAAGCTGCAGACAATCGCTGCAGAGATCGAGCACATAGCAAAAACTATGAGCTCGAGTGATGTCGTTGTAGTGCAGATTCCTAAGCTCACGAAGACTAGTGGTGTTTGCACTAACGCCTGGCCTAGCTCCGAGTGGAGGCCGGCGTCAATGACAGTAATCGAAGTAACCGGAAAGGTTAACGGGCATTATGTTGCACCGCGTTGGTTCGCAGAAAATCGGATAGCCGAAGCCCGTAAATACCTAGGTTCGCTAGACCAGGGTAACGCCTGGACTAGCAAAGCTTGGCTTGTCGGTGACCGTGTGGTCACAGGGCAAAGAACAAGACTAAACCTCAACCATCCACACGCAAACTATGTTTATGAACTATAAACTGGCAGCGTACACGGTAGGTGTACTGTTACTGGGAGTTGTTGACGGAATGTATTTTTCCGCAACACTCAACGAAGCAAAGGTTGCTGCTGTCCGTAAAATTACGGACACTCAATGGAAGACTGAACTGGTTAAGCGAGAGTTTGCCCAGTTCAACATCAAGACTGGTGAGTGGGAATTCCGCTCACTAGAAGATGTGAGTTCGTCGGCGTTTATCCAGGGCAAAGGGTTTGCCCTGGAAGACGCGCAGTTCATCAACTATAGCCTGGACAAAAAAAAGAACAGGAAATAGTTTCGGTTATGGCCCTGTGGTGAAATGGCAGACACGACAGACTTAAAATCTGTTGGGGAGCACTCCCCGTGCGGGTTCGAGTCCCGCCTAGGCCACCATTCAGTTCAACGCACTCGTAGCTCAGCTGGATAGAGCAACGGCTTTCTAATCCGTAGGTCACTGGTTCGAATCCAGTCGAGTGCACCACTTCAGTAAAAGTAGTAAAAATCAGTTATGGCAAACAAGGCAACGAAAGCAAAGACAGCGTCAGCCCGAAGAGCGGGTCAGCATTTCCATGGTAAGATCTGTCTTACCAACTTTGCCGACAAGGCAAAGAACCCTGACAACAAGAGGCGCTCCCCGTGGAGGGGTAGCGCCAAGTCAGCTAGTGGCAAAAGGTCTACTGCGGTTGATCTGATGGCTGCGTAAGCTTCAGTAAAGGTTAGAATAAGAGAGGGAGGGCTTCACGGCTCTCCCTTTTTTTAGCCTTTGGGTACCCCCCTCCCCCCCTGGGTATTATTGAGGATATTTGATATAATACTTTGAAACGTTACGACGAGTCAAAATGATTGATGAAAGTCAGTCATACAGATCGAGCGCTCGAGAGGTACTCTTACAAGCAATTGTAATAGTACAATGCACCAACATGTAATGTGGTGGAGCAGTATTGTTTTTTAGCGCTTTGATAACCCATAAGATCAAATAATGAAAACACTAATAATAATTGGGATTGCCGTGGTGGCGATACCAGTCTTGATGACGGCTGGCTTTATGACAGCCGGGGCAATTATAGTGGTAGCGGAGTTTGCTCCTATACTACTACCAGCATTGGTGCTCTTAATACTGATTGCGGTATTGAGTAATTAACCCCCCAGGGGGTAATAGAAGAGAAGGGTCCGATCCCCTCTCTTTTTTTAGCCTTTGGGTACCCCCTCCCTCCCCCCCACCTTTTTACCTCTAGTTTTTGGTTTATTAATATGAACAAGTACAGTTTAGCTCACTAGTGTGATTTAATAGTATTTGTTGGGTTTGCTTTTTCCTATCTGCTGTATCCTATTATACTATAGGCAACAGATGCACCAAGCCGTAAAGACCTACGTTAAGGTCATACTCGATTATGAAAAAGTTCATTATTCTCGCCCTCCTGTTGGTCTCTTCAAATGTCTTCGGTGGTTTGACCCCTGAAGAACAAAATGAAATCAACAGTGTGTCAGCCAGCGCCGCGCTGGAAGAGCAGAGCAAGAAACTGACCGAAAGACTGGATCAGGTGGAGAAAAAGGTCGAGGCACATGATGCCGTGATCGCTGGTCATTCACTGCAGTTGGAAGCACAGGCCGCAAGGCTTGTGGCTGTCGAGGACACTGTGAGCTTGGTAAATGGGGGTGTGATAACCCTCATAGGTAAGCAGCTGTGGCGCAATCTGACTTCAGTGTTTAAAAAGACACCGAAGGCTGAAGCTCCTGCAGCCCCGGCGACAGCCAAGGAAGACAAGAAGTAGTCTTCCTGTATAGCGGGTCCGATCCCCGCAAAGAGAGTTAGGTTCAATTCCTTCTCTTTTTTTAACTATCAGATTTTGATCTCTTT